TGTATATGATCTAAATATATTTGTTCTGCTATTTGATCAGTAGATCTTGGTTGCCCTATTGCACCAAATGCTTGTGTAATACTTCTTGCTTGATCACTGATTGCTTCTACAGAGCAGAACTTTAATTTGTAAAATTGCTCTCTATCATTATTAAGCATTCTTTTTTCAATGGCATATATTTGAAATGATTTCTCTATTATCATCTCAGGAACGTCTTCAAATGTTTTTGTTCTCCATTTGCACGTTATCAATTCACCGCCACGGATTGGCCAATTTGTTATTGCATTTATAGCATCAGTAACTAATATCTCTCCTGTCAATGTTGGTGACCAAACATCTTCATATAAATTAAATTCAACTATAAAATTCTTAAAGTCCCATTGAGTATTGTCTTGTGTAGTCAAAAAGAGTTCATCACAAGAAACGTCTCCTGCTTTGAGAATATTTTCTACTGTTGTTTCGTCGCCCATTTCATCACTTCTTAACTAATCTCTTGTATTGTTGCGTTATATCTCTTAAAAACATTTTATTTAAAAGAAATATTTGGCTTTTTATATTATTTAGATCAGTTTCATACTCTAAATTAGTTACTGCTAGATAATCTCCTGATGCCACTTTGACCGAGTCCCAATCAACTATAACGCTCTTATCTGCCTTCATAACATAATGATGGACATCTGAGCTGTTTTCCGAACCATATTTATCTTTTATATAAGCTGTCAAAGAGTTTTGACTTAAAGGCCACTCTCGCTGTACATCTGTTATATTGTTAGCAAGTAAAACCAACCAGTGGTATTTACTTGATCCATAAATTTTGTCCGCTACTATTTCAGGGGTTTCACCTTCGCCAACATAATACTCTATTAAATGAAGTCTATTCTGGAAAAACTTATCTAAATGAACCCTTCTAAATATATCAGGAACGATTGTCTGTTTACCACTATAAGGATAATACATTTTTGGTAGTGCCTTAAAATACATATTAGAACCCTTGTGCTATCCTTACCGCTGTTAATGTTTCTAGTTCTGTAAATGCTAGTTCCATATTAATCTCTGTTGGCATTCCGCCGGAGTTTTTGAAAGTATTAAACGCACCATCTGGGCCATAGGTTACTTTACATCCTGTTAATGCACAAGATGATATTTTAGGCAAATGTGGATTAAGATCTACATTACCATTCTTGTCTAGATACTCAAATTGTATTGAAAACTCTGCGGGATAAACTAAAAACAAATCTCCCTCTGAGGCCTCTGGATGCATATGATATTTAAATGTATCAACTATTTCCATTACCATATCTGCCTCGTTTGGATTTCTAGGTACAAACGTGTAATTAAAAGAAAATCTTCTGAACCCCATACTCTTAAATAATTGTTCTTTGTATGGATTACTAACCTTTTTAGATGTTGCCTCTATTGCAGCTCCAAAATCTGCGTCGGCTCCTATTGCTTTAGGTAAGTTAGCAGCTGCTGATATCAGACCTCGACCTATAAATTCTGGAGCTTCTGCTAGGTCTTTAAAGTCCATTCTACCTGAACCCAACAAACCTGCTACTCCTAAATTAGTTTCATCCCAATTAGCTGCGTATGCTGATACTATTGATTGTGGTACATATAACTGAATGGTTTTTAGTAATCTAATAGTAGAAGTTTGGTTCATTCTACCCATTGCATTTCCAAGAAACGCACCAACAATTCCTCCAGCTGCTGTTGTTAGTACCTTGCCGAGTTTGGTAGCTCCATCTTTTAATATGTGTCCAGAACTGATACCTGCCATGGTGCCTATTGATGCTGCTAGTGCTCCCGCTCCAGTTGCTACTGTTTCATATTCCTCTGCTTTGGCTCTATTTTCTTTTGTATATTCTTCATTATAATCTTGGTTTGCTTCTATGAGCCTTTGTCTCATTGCCTCGTCAGTGTTAGCAGCTGTAACGGCGTCTGTTGCTGCAACAGAAGTCTGTCTAGCATTTATATAAAAGTGAACCGCGTGGGGTTGACTTGCGCTAAAGAGTTCTTGAGGATAAGTTAAGGTTTCGCCGTTATCATGGCCTTTACCTCCTAATCCATAACTTGTTTTAGCTTCTTGCTGGGCGTCTATCTGGTCTTTATGACTTCCTTCATCTAGGATTGACTCTTGAGTCTGCATCAGTTGCTTCTCAGACTTCTTCCGCTCTCTTCTTGCTCTTATTCTATCCCCTATGGCCATATAAATACCTATGTTATATTAATGTTACACACTTATTTATATGGTTTATGCCAAAGAAATATATAAAGGCCGATTTATTCCACGAAATCCAATAAAGTATCTCGGGGACTTAAACTCTATTGTCTATAGATCTAGTTATGAATTAAAATTTATGAACTGGTGTGATCTTAACGAATCAGTTAAAGGTTGGGTATCAGAAGAGGTAGCAATTCCATATCGTAACCCATTAGACAATAAAGTTCACAAATATATGGTTGATTTTTATATAGAAGTAGACAAGAAAAAATATCTTGTAGAAGTAAAACCCGAAAGATTCACAAAACCTCCCGACACACAGAAAAGAAAAACCAAAAGATACATACAAGAAGTTGCCCAATACGGAGTAAACGAGGCCAAATGGAAAAGTGCTAAAGATTTTTGTAAAAAACAAAATATGGAATTTATGATTATAACTGAAAAAGAATTGGGTATCTAATATAAATACTATTATGGCAACACCATTCACAGATATTAGACTAGAGGCAGGAGACAGAGAACGTTCTGCTGCTTGGTATCAAAAGACTGTTCGTAATGTAGCAAGCGGAGTTAATGCTCCTAATGAAGTATTTGGTTCAGACTTGGGAGAATATGTATCACAATTAGACGTAGGTCAAATGTATGCTTTTAGATATGATCCTTTTCACAAAGAAACATTACCATATTATGATAAGTTTCCTTTAGTTATAATAGCAGAACCGTTGCCAACAGGATTCAGTGGTATTAATTTACATTATCTTCCACCATTAGTAAGGGCTAGATTGTTAGGCAAACTTATGGATGCTTCAGATTTAGAGATAGATGTAAGAAGTAAATTAAATGCACAATGGAGTTTTATAAGAAATTTTAGTAGGTTCCCTGAATGTAGAGGTTCTGTTAAGAAATATTTAACAAGTCAGGTTCAAAGTAGAATGTATAAAGTAAATCCAGTACATTGGAAGTCAGCAATATTTTTAGATACACATGATTTTGTTGGTGCACAAACCAGTCACATATGGAGAGAGACTGCTAAACGACCTGAACGTAAGAGGGCACAAGTATAATGTCAGATAGTAGAGTAAAAGACCAAAAAGTCCTAAATAAGTTTGAGAATTTCATAGCGAAATTTAGAGGAATGTCCTTTGCAAGGACTGAAAGGTTTGAATGTCAATTTCAATTTCCTAATGCTTTAGAAGGCGAATGGAATAAAATTAAATCAGACCCAATGACAACCAAGAGCATGCCACAAATCGTCTCTGGAGGCACCATAAACACCGGAGGGACTAATAGTGCGTCGGCTCCAATGGAGGCTGCTTTACTATGTGAAGAAGTTCAAATACCTGGTATGGTATTAACAAATAAAGAGGTTCCACTTGGTAATTGGAATTTTATGAGAAACAATAATGTCAACTTTTTAGGAAACGAAATTAATATTACATTCTTAACAGATAGACATTGGCAATTAAGACATTTATTTGAAGCTTGGATTGACCTTTGTGTGGATACCACATCAAAACAAGTTGCATATCCAGATGACACTCATGGTATAGTCTGGATTAATTCTTTGGATTTACAAAACAATGTAACAGCATCATGGGAGCTAATGGAAGTTACCCCCAAGGTATTAAACTTAATACCATTGGCAATGGGTGGTGTTAGTGTTGCAAGAACCACTTTAATTATATCCTCGGCATACTGGAGGTCTAGAACCATTGATATAGATTTAAATAAAGATATTGCTGAAAAGCAAAAAGCAGAACTAGATCCTCGTTTACTTGGATATGCTGCTTACACAAACCAGATTGACGCCGACACTTACAGCCGGTGGAAAAAATATAAAGGGGATTAATGATAAATAATGGAGAAAAATTATGACACTACCTAGAGTAGAAACACCAACATTTGAAGGAAACTTAGCTTCAACGGGAGAGCCGATTAGATTCAGGCCTTTCTTAGTTAAAGAAGAAAAAATTCTTATGTTAGCAAACGAAGCTGAAGACTTTAAGGACATGGTAAACGCATGTGCTCAAATTGTAACAAACTGTTCTGGAATTAATGGACACGACCTTACAATGTTTGACCTACAAGATCTTTTTATAAAAATAAGATCTAAATCTGTAGGTGAAGTAGCAGACTTTACTCTTTCATGTGGAAGCTGTAGTAAAACTACACCTTATGAACTAAGACTTGATGAGATGAAAGTCAAGGGTTTAGACAATCCACCCGATAACTTTATCAAGATTAACGAAGAAATAGGCGTACAATTAAAGTGGCCTACGGCTATGGTTACATCGCAGATAGAGGAATTAGAAGATGAAGAAATAATTGCTAAATGTATTGATTATGTTGTTGATGGGGAAGAGACATTTAGTATTGAGGAAGAGCCTTTAGAAGAGGTTGCTTCTTTTATAGACGATCTTCCAATAGAAGTTATGGAGAAAATGAGAGACTTTTTTCAACAAATGCCTCGTATAGAACACACGGTGGAATATAAATGTCCACATTGTGAGACCGATAATGCTATTAGTATTAATGGATACGAACATTTTTTCGGTTAACTCTTTCTCAGGAGAGTCTTGAAAACTTTTACAAGACTAATTTCTTGCTTATGCAAGAACATCAGTATAGTTTAACGGAGCTAGAAAACATGATGCCGTGGGAGAGAGAGGTTTACGTTTCAATGCTTATTGGGCATTTGAAGAAAAAGGCGGATAAGAAAAAACAACAACAGGAAAAAGAGAACTGGTAGAAAATGGCAGACGAAAGAGTAGATAATCAAATGCTTTTGGATAAACTCGAAGGAGTAATGGATCGTCTTGAAAAGTCCGATCCCACTGATCCATCAGGCATGTTTGGCAAGTCTGTCAAAGAATTATCTACATCTAAAGATTTTAAAACCCTCCAAAAAATAGTTGATGAAAACCATGAGCGTTTAACTGAAGATACCGAAATTCTAAAAGGCGATGCCGCAACAAACAAACTAGCTAACAAAGTACAAATTGCTAAAGAAATTTATGATTCATTTAGAGAACATACAGCGAGCACATTTTATAAAGAACAAAGGAAACATAATCGAGGCGCTCGTAATTCTCGACAGAAAATGGAAAACCAGAATGATCTAATCATTCAAGACAACAAAAAAATTATTGAACTCTTAAAAGAACGTAAGAGTGGGCCTTTACTGGCAGTTGGAACCGGAGGCGGTGGCCAGCCAGATCCTTCAGCATCAGATCCTGATCAACAAAGAATTAATGAAACCGTAGACAGAATAGAGGCTAAACAGTTTAGGCTGAGCCCTAGCGAAATGCGGGATGCAGGTTATAGTAAGCGCGAGTCTGAAAGTGAAGAGTTTATTGACCTTGAAGCTCACAAAAGAAAGGATGCAGCAGAGAAAGAGAAGGCAGCTGAAGAAGTAAAGAAGAAAGAACTAAAATTCTACAAGCTCAAGGGAGATGGTGTTGATGACGCAATTAAAGACGAAACAAATTTACAAAAAACTAGAAAAAAATTATATGATGAGAAAGTTAAAGAGGCAGGTACTAATCCTTTAACAGGCGCTCAACAATATCGAGACATAGAAACAGGACAATATACAACATCTGATGAGGCTAACTGGAAGACAGCTGAACTCGCAGATGCTATTAGAGGCGGATCAGGATATGCAGGCGGTACTACAGACCGAGGGGCATCCATGGCCTCTAAAGGCGCAGCAACGTTAAGTAAAAATATTGGTGACAATGCTCCAAACATACAAAGAGGTTTAGACGAGCTTGAAAAGATAAATGCCAAAGAAGGTTTAGAGGCTAAACAGGCTTTAGAAAAACTTACTAAAATGATGGCGCAAGCGGCATCTGGTGAAAAAGATGCGAAA